TCCAATACCTCTGTGCTCCGCCCATGGAGTACCGGAAGCCGGTAATGACTTCATCAAAGATCAGGACGATGCCAAACTTGTCGCACATCATCCGCAACCAGCGCAGGAAGGCCGGGTTGTCATCAGGTTCCACGATTACCGCCGCCACATCGTCGCCAAGATTGGCGTTGAAGCGGTCATAATCACCATATTGCAGGCGATCGGAATACTGCTTGACGCTAGCTGGAATACCAGCATCCCGATCCGTGGTACACATCGACCAATCCGCCCAGCCATGATAGCCGGTCATGATGATCCGATCCCGCTTGGTGTAATGCCGAGCTAGTCGAATGGCGGCAGTGGTAACGTCAGTTCCTGACTTCCCGAGCTTGGTCATTTCCGCGCACGGGATGTGCTTGGCCATTAACTCCGCGTGTTCCGCTTCGAGTTGAGTGGCGAGACTAAAGCTGATCCCGTTATCGAGTTGACGACGGATCGCCCCGTCCACTTCAGGATCACGGTATCCAAGGACAACAGGCAATATAGCGTTAACCAGATCAACATAGTCATTACCATCAACATCGAAAATACGAGCCCCATCAGCATGAGAAACATAAAGTGGGGAGCGTCCCGGAGGGAACTGGAGATATGATTTAGAAAACGTCTGAGCCCCAAACGGAACTCGTTCCATCGTCCTCTGAGAAAGAGCGTTAGAATTTTCAAATGTTCGAGGAGATAACTTCTCGGTGTTAATGGCTTCGAAGAATCGCTCATTGCGAATACCCGCGCCGTTGATCTTCCGCAGGTCAGGGAACCGATCCAAGACCCGGAGGATATCCAGGTAATGGAATGGTAGCCTAAGGCTGGCGGTTGGCAAGTAATTCATCAGTTCGCAGCAGAACTTATAATCCTTGACGGTATCGAGAACCCAGCGTTCCTTCTCTAGGCCGGGAAGTGGAGCACGAAGATTAATATGACCAAACCTGTGGCGGTTACGGACAATGTATTGAGGCACGCAATCCCGATCTGAAGGTCGCGTGGCTTCGCTCCAGGCTGCGGTGAGAGCTTCCATCGTAAAGCACTCGATATCCAAACCATCAGGATAAGAAGGAGGATCAATGTTAGAAGCATAACCCACATCGGCGATCTCCCTCAGGCGGATGACTTCCGCAATTACATTGCTGTCTAGGAACGGGCAGTCGCAAGTAACCCGGATAATGATGTCAGCCTTACGCTGCACTGCACACTGATAGAAGCGGTCCAGCACATCGCTTTCACTGCCTCGGAAGCAGATGATGCCATGATCAAGGCAATAGTTCTGGATGACTTCATCCTGCGGCAGTGTTGACGTTGCCAAGATAACTTCATCGATTTCCTTCACACGGTTGAGGGCGTCCACCACCCATTGCAGTACGGGCTGGCCGCCCAATGGCATCATGACCTTGCCCGGCAAGCGGGTGGACCCCATACGGGCCTGAGCAATGGCAACGACCTTCTTCTTCATTTCGCACCATACTTGATTTGGCCGAGCAAGAACTTCATACGATCCAAATACATAACCATTTCGTTTACGGTTGCGGTGGTTGGTTCTTGGTAACTCAGATTGCTGAGAACCCTGATGTATCTTTCAGTGATCCCCATGATTTCATCATTGGTATAGACAAGGAACTTAATGTCTTTTGTAGGAAAAAACTTTTTAGCTGGGTCTCTCTTTCTAACGGACATGAACCACTCCTTTGGCCTGAAAACATATTCCATTAACGAGCAACGCCTCTGCTGCGGTGCAGCCAATGGTTTCTTTGCCGTTCAATCGATCAATGAACTTACGCATCTCGTCAAGGTAATTGCCGTCCCAACTGTCCCTTCCCTGAAACAATTCCACAACCTTTCCTTTGTTGTCCTTCAGGAACAGGTTGCGATGGACCAGATCAGCCTCGATGGCTCCATCCTCGCCCACGATCATAAAGCCACGCCGTTCTGGCTTGGTCAGGTAATCCAGGTGAATGACGGTTTGACATTTGCTTCGCTCATGGGTCAGGGCGATATCCGCCATGTCATCTTCTTCGGTGACAGTGGCGGCTTTAAAGGTGGCCACTCCAAGTAGATAGATAGCCAGATCAATCTCATGGCTCCAGTTCAGGACGACACCATCTCGCAGATACTCAGGACGGTCATTGTATTGGGCGCAGGTGAACCGAGCCCAGATGGGTCGGCCAATGCGACCGATGCCCATCAGCTCTCTGGCCTTCTTCACACAGGAGTGGAAGCGGAGATTATAGCCCACCATCTTGATGTGATCGGTAGGTATGACAGACCATTCATCAACCTGTCCAACCAGAGGCTTCTCGACAAACATGGGTTTGCCAAGATCATCAACGCTGCAAATATCTTCTGCGTGCTGGCTAGTTGGTGTAGCGATTACAACGGCTTCAGCCCATTCGATTAGATAATCTCTATCGTTATTGAATATATGAGGATCATATACATTAACGGTATGACCCAGCTCAGTCAGGTTCTTAACGTGCCGGGAGCCAATGCTCCCAGCACCCAGTACCGCGATCCGCATTAGAAGGTCGCGACGTTCACCACGACCATACGCAGGTCGCGGATTTTAACCGGCTCCAGGTTCTCCACCCGCTCCTTGACAGACTTGTCTTTCAGAGTGACCCGGTATTCATTATACTTGTCCAGGATGTTCTTGATGTCGATTTCGAAGAACAGTTCCTGATCTGTCGCATCGGTTAGTTTCTCATCCCCACTATAGAGGACGCACTTGTCGAGCGGGACATTCTCGTCGGTGTCGATGATGATGACCTTAACGAGACGACGTGTAGATTTAGCCATTTCTATATCCTTTTTAACGTTTTGAATTGTCTGATGAAGATTTTCTCTACCGCCTAGCTGTTGAGCAAAAGGATCAATAGCAACTCGGCGGGTGTTGACGGCATTGATGAAGCCAGTCCCAGCCGTAGTCGTTGGCTGAACCAATCCCATGGCGGTGCCAGTTCCGTCATAGGTAGTATGACTATGACTGGCGTTGGTTATACTTGGCACATTTCCGAGGTTCGCCATCGACCCCATCCTTTCTTCTGAATGATTGTCACGGATTCCCCTTCCCCTGTTGTCGTCTTTGAGACGAGTTCGTAGGCGGGGTTTGCGAGCCAAAGTTTTGAATAATCCATTTTGTATGAGTAGACCCCATCCGCGTGTTTGTAGGGCACAACTTCCGGGGTCGGCGGATCGAAGTCGTGGACGACGAGGAATCCTTTTTCATTCAAGCACCAATCTGCATCATCAACCACACGGAACAAATCATGCCGATCAACAAGGTATAGACAGAAGCCAAAAACCAGTATGTCCATATGGAGGCCATAGAACGATCCTGCTGTTCCCACTCTTAGATCGATGTGATGAAATCTCCGTCTTCCGTAATCAATGGCTTCCATGGAGGGATCGAAGCCAATGCACTTACTGTTGTGATAGTGTTTCTGCATCTCATTGAGATAGCGGCCATATCCACAGCCAATCTCAACAATCGTCTTTGGTTTGCATGGGATCGTAATGAGCTTACGAACCAAGTCGTAATTCATTGGAGCGTTTTTGTTGCGCTCGAAATACTGATCCCCTTCTCCGGAAGAGAAGGCGGCTGATTGCCTGATTTGCATATTACCGAGCGCCATTAAACTTCCCCCAGTGGACCAGATCGCATGTGTCTTTATCTCCCACAATGAAATGATCTTGTTGTCTGCCTTCTTCCATCATCCCGTACTTGGAACAAATGGACATCATCGGGCGGTTTATAGACATGCATCCCGCCTCTATCTTGCGGGCTCCAATTCTGTCGCAAACAGCTTCCCAGGCTTCATAACCATATCCCTTACCCATATTCTCCTTGTCGCCAATCATGATGCCGACGTTGACCACATTGTTGTAGGGATCGAGATGGGTGGTAATGCTTCCGATAATTCTTACGCCGTCTAGTGTCCATATTCCGTAAAGGCATCCCGTCTTTCGATTGAAGGACCGGATGTAAGACATCTGGGATCGAACTGTGTGCTTTCTGTGGCGCTGTTCGGAGTATTTTGTGATTTCAGAATCGTTGAGCCAGCCCACCATGGTGCGTGCAATTCCTTCATCACGCTCCATGGGGATTAGCAGTAATCGTTTACTCCTCAGGCTGGGGATATTCTTCAATGATATGTCCTATCACTTTAAGAAGGGCCTCTCCGAATAGAAGCATTCCTTCGGCTTCCATGCTGTAGCCTCCGAGCTTACGGCGGCGCACAACCTCTTCCATGACCTGCTTTTCTAGTTCAGCCAGTTTTCCGATCTTCATATTTTCTCCTGCTGTGACATGACCCAATGTGTGTCACATTGAGTTATGGGCCGTCAATGACTATTGTTGGGGATTGTCGCATATTCGGTAACCCAATGAATTCCAACGCACTTCTTCTCAAAGCCGCCACCAAGATCAAGCGCCTCCAGCAAAAAGATAAGGCTGAGGAAACCTTAATCGGCTTTGTGGATTATGTATGGCCGGTAGTGGAACCTGCCATCCCCTTCATCCGGGGATGGGCCATCGAGGCTATTGCCGATCACCTTCAGGCGGTGACCGATGGTCATATCACCCGCCTCCTGATGAATGTGCCGCCCGGCTTCACCAAGTCTCTGCTGACGGACGTGTTCTGGCCAGCGTGGGAGTGGGGACCGAGGAACATGCCGTGGCTTCGCTATGTCTGCGCCTCCTACTCTAACCATTTGACAGAGCGAGATAATATGCGTTGCCGCAATATCGTCACATCAGACAGGTATCAGGACCAGTGGGGCTCAAGGTTCAAGATATCCAATGAGCAATTCACCAAGATCAAGTTCGCTAATAATAAGACCGGATGGAAGCTGGCTACTTCGGTGGGAGGAATCGGGGTCGGTGAAAGAGGCGACCGGTTCATTATCGACGACGCGAACAACACCATGGAGATGGAGTCCGAGCAGGTCCGAGACACCACCAACATGTGGTTCACCGAAGTCGTCCCCGACCGGCTCAACTCCCCCGAAAAAAGCGCCATCGTCGTAATCCAGCAGCGGCTGCACGAAGATGATGTGAGCGGCGTGGCGATAGCCCGGAACATGGGCTATACCCACCTTATGATACCTATGCGCCATGACACCAAGCGCCATTGCGTGACGGTGCTGGGCATCGACCCCCGAACCAATGAAGACATCATCTGGGAAGACCCTCGGGTTGAAGAGGATGAGTTGGCGTGGCCGGAACGGTTCCCCGCCGAAGTCTGTGATGGTCTGGAACGGGATAAGGGGCCTTATGCCTGGGCGGGCCAGTACATGCAGAGCCCATCGCCCCGAGGCGGCTCCATTCTTAAGGACGAATATTGGCAATTGTGGGACAGGGATACCTTTCCCAATTTCGAATTCATCTTGGCCTCCCTTGATACCGCCTTCACCGATAAGGAAGAGAATGACCCCTCCGCCCTCACGGTGTGGGGGATATGGCGGGATGAATCAGGTAATCCCAAGCTGATGCTGGTCTATGCTTGGAGCGAGCGACTGGACTTTAACTCCCTTTACGAGAAGGTTTTGGACACCTGTGTGCCGCAACCGGTCTGGCGCAGCCCAAACTTTCCTGTGGATAAGTTGATTATTGAGAATAAAGGCAGCGGCATTTCCGTGGGTTATGAGCTTCATCGGCTGCTGCGGGGGACGGGTAATCTGAGCATTGAACTGATTGACCCCAAGAAATTTGGCGATAAAAGGTCAAGAGTGCTGTCCATTCAGCATTTGTTTTCGGATGGCATGGTGTATGCACCGGATAAGGCGTGGGCCGATAAGGTCATCCAGCAATGCTCCGTCTTTCCGAAGGGTTCCAATGACGATCTTGTTGACACTGTTTCTCAGGCATTACGTTATCTCCGTGACCAAGGCTTCGCGCTCCGCCGCAGCGAATACGCAGATGCGGCAGCCGAGGAAATGGCATACACTGGGCGGAGTTCGAATGTCCCGCTTTATCAAACATAGGTAATCTATGGCTCGCACTGGCAGCGTTAAGTTAGAAGGCCCTTACCCACAGTTGGTAAGGCATGAGCTTGCCT